CTGGGCTCTTCGAGACGGGCGCACCCGCGCGTGATCTGACGTCGCACCTGGCCGCGGTGTGGAACTCGCGCGTCGATGCGATGGCCCTGTCGCCGCTCGGCGGCTACGTCACGCACTACAAGGGATCGAGGAAGAAGGAGGCGGCGTGCGCGATCTGACGCTCGTCCTGCCGTACTACCGGAACGCGGGAATGCTCGTCGAGCAACAGCGCACCTGGCGGGCCTATCCGGACGACCTGAAGGCGCACCTACACGTGATCGTGGTGGATGACGGCTCGCCGAAGTTTGCGGCACGGCGCGAAGTCGAGGCGACCGGGATCGCGTCGTTCCGGCTCTATCGCTGCGAGGTCGACGTGCGGTGGAACTGGCTGTTCTGCCGGAACCTCGGCGTCGATCAGGCCGAGACGACGTGGGTCCTCCTGACCGACATCGATCATCTGTTGCCGGCCGACACGTTGCGGCGCCTACTGACGGACGACCTGGACCCGAATCGCGTCTATCGGCTCTCGCGTGTCGACGCGCCGGACCTGACTCCGTACAAGCCGCATCCGAATACATGGCTGATGACGAAGCCGATGTTCAACGCGATCGGTGGATACGATGAGCGGTTTTCTGGATATTACGGGACCGACGGCGAGTTCCGCGATCGCGTGGAGAAGACGGCGTACAGCGTCGAGATGCTCTCCTGCCCGTTGATCCGCGTCCCGCGCGAGGTCATTCCGGACGCCTCCACGACGACGTATGGCCGCAAGGAAGATCAGGACCGAGAGAACGTTCAGCGGATCCGCGAAGAACGCGGAAAGCTGAAAGTCTGGCGTCCGTTGCGGCTCACGTTCCCGTGGACGCACGAGATCACGGTCGTTCCACCGGTGGAGGTGTCGTCGTGCTGAGTGTCGTCTGCTGGCGCTGGTTGCCTCGCCGGGGCTATCGCTCGACGTTTCCGCCGTCGACGGTCAACGTCCTCCGCGCGATGGTCGCGCGCCATTACCCGGAGCCGCATCGGTTCATCTGCGTCACCGATGACGCCGAAGGCATCGACCCGGACATCGAGATTTTGCCGGACTGGCACGACTTCGACGGACTGCTCTCACCGCACGGGAACAAGCACCCGAGCTGCTATCGACGCTTGCGGATGTTTCACCCGGACGCGGCGCAATGGTTCGGTGATCGGTTCATCTCGCTCGACCTGGACGTCGTGATCACGGGAGATCTTCGGCCGCTGTTCAGTCGCACCGAGCCGATCATTATGTGGGGCGACACGAACCCTCAGCCCGGGAGCCACTACAACGGCTCAATGATCATGATGTCCGCCGGCGCGCGGTCGCAGGTGTGGACGGACTTCGATCCGCATCGGTCGCCACGTCAGACGATCGCGGCGCGTTGCTTCGGGTCAGACCAGGGCTGGATCAGCTATCGCCTCGGGCCAGGCGAGGCGAAGTGGTCGACTGCGGACGGCGTCTATAGCTTCCGGAATCACCTCAAAGAGCATCGACAGTTGCCCGAGAACGCGCGGGTCGTCGTCTTCCACGGAGCGACGGATCCCTGGATGCCGTACGCGAAGAACTGGCCGTGGGTGCGTGAACACTACCGGATTGGATCGACGGTGGCCGCATGACGAGATGGGATGACGGCGTGTCGTGGTACCTCGACGTGCTCGAGCCTCCGGATTCTGAGCCGGTGACGCTGGAGTACCTCCGCGATCAGCATCTGCGGATCACGAACGAAAACGTCGAGGACGAGCGGATCGAACGGGCGCTCAAAGCCGCCACGCAGCAGTGCGAGCAGTACACGCAGCGGGCGCTCGTGCCGCGGACGTTGGCTATGGTGCTCAGCCGGTTCCCCGCCTGTCAGATCGTGATTGAGATGCCGCCGCTGATCGAAGTGGTCTCTATCACGTACGTCGACGAGAACGGCGACGACCAGACGCTCGACCCGTCGGTCTATCACGTCGTCCGGAAGGTCGGGCCGAAGTGCCGCCGGAGTTTTATCGAACTGGTGCAGGGTCAGGCGTGGCCGACGACGCTCGCGCAGTCTGACGCGGTCGCGGTGACGTTCCGCGCCGGCTATGTGGAAGACCTGAACGAGAGTCCTGAAGTGCTGAACATTCCCGAGGACTTGCTCGAGGGGATCTGTATGCGGGCGGCGTCGTACTACAACCACCGATCCGATTCGATCGTGGGTCAGGGGTTCACCGTGCAGGCGGCGACGATCTCGTCGACGACGCTCTGGGCGGATTACAAGGTCTATTGACGTGGCACTCACGCAGCAACCGGACGTCACCGAAGAACGGGATCGCGCGCTCACGATCCAGCAGATGACGCCGTCGATCGGCTCGACGGGATTCCCGGTGGACGTGTGGACGAACCTCACGACGGCACAGAAGCCGTACTTCGCGAAGAAGCAGGACACGCAAGGGAACGAGAAGTTTGAGGACGGGCACCTATCGTCGCCGCTCCGAACGACGTGGGTCGGATCGTATCGGGCCGACATGGATCCGGATCTGGTGGACGTGCCGAGACTGCGGCGGTTCCTCTACAAAGATCGGAAGTTCGACATCGTCTCCGCGACGATGGTCGGCCTGAAGCAGACGATCCGCTACATCACGATCGCGAGGCTCGGGTGATCACGGTCGAGAAGTGCGACGAGAAGACGATCAAACAGATCGCCTCAGCGCTCGGGAAGCAGGCGATCGGCAAAACGATCTCGTTCGTGTTTGAAGAGGGAATGCACCGGATCGCTGACGAGGGCAAGGTCTTCGCGATGCCGAACGGGACGGCGACGTTGCGTGTCTTCATCAACGGCGGCGCGAAGGATTCAGGAGTACCGGAAAAGGCGGCAGATGATCAAACTGCAGTTCACGGGCGGGAGGGAGTTGGCGGCGAACCTGTCGAGACTATCCACCCGGCTCTCTCGTCGGATCTTGACTGAGTCGCTCAGGGAGGCGGCTGAGCCGATGCGGAAGACGATGTCCGTCCTCGCGCCGCACGAGCCCGGGAAGCCCGATCTTCGCGACACGATGTCGATCAGCCTCTCGCGCGGCCAGGACAGGAATGAAGTCGCTGTCGCGATCGGGCCGACGCGCGCTGGCTTCTACGGCTCGTTTCAGGAACTCGGCACGAAGCACCACGGCGCGCAGCCGTTCGCCCGTCCAGCCTTCGACCGGAATATAGAGGCTGGCCTGCAGATCCTGGCGGCGTCGATCTGGCGTGAGCTCGCCGCGCGCGGGATCAGTCGAGCGGCCACGTCCGACGCTGGGATTACCGGAGGACCGGGAGGAAGCACGCTGTGACGCCAGAGCAGGCGATCCTCGAGCGGATCCTCGCACTGTCCGCGGTGACGGCGCTCGTGAGTGATCGCGTCTTCATGCTGAAGCTGAGGCAGGGCGAGACGTTGCCAGCGGTGCGCGTGCAGTTGATAGACGAGGGCGAGTCGCAGCACCTGCGCGGCGGCGCCGGGATCTTCCAGTCACGAATCCAGGTGGACGTCTACGCCGCGGAAGACACCGGCGGCGATCCCTATGCCTCGGCGAGTGAGATCGCGCTCGCGATTCAGGGCGACGACGCCGGGAGCGGGTTGTCAGGCTGGCGGGGATTTTCGGGAGGCAGCCCACCGGAGATCGAGGTGTGCGCCATCTCGAGGAAGTTGCGGCTCACGAGCTATGCCGCAGAGGAACGGCGGGAAGTGCGGGTTCAACAGGATTACATCGTGGATTGGAAACACGTTCGCTAACGAGGAGTGACACGCAATGGCCGATCGGACAGACTCTTTTTACGCCGCCGAGGATGCGATCCACGGGTACGGCGCACAGCTCATGATGGGCGATGGTGCCTCTCCGACGGAGACGTTTGAGGCCATCGCGACGCTGATCTCGATCACGCCTGGGGAGATGTCGACGGAGGACATCGACCGGACGCACCTACGGAGCCCGGACGCGCACAAGGAGCACATGGCGGGGATGCGTGACTCCGGCGCCTTCGAGTGCGAGGGGATCTGGCTTCCGAACGAGCAGAGCCATTCCAACGTCGGCGGCGGCAGCGGTGCGTTCTCGGATGGCGGCTTGATCGCGAAGTGGCGCGGTCGCGCGAATCACAATTTCAAGATCGTCATCTTCGCCGACGGGTCTCCGTCGATCGAGTGGCCGTTCCGCGGCTACGTCTCGCAGTTCCAGCCGGGCGAGATCGGAGTCGACGACAAGATCAACTTCACGGCTGGATTCCAGCCGACGGAAGCGTACGACGCAGATCTGCCGTAGGAGTCGCCACTTACGGTGGAGGCGGGCGGCGAGTCATAGGTGGACGCCAGACACCGAAGGCTCGTCGCTCGCGTTTCTCTGGCGACACGAATAGGAGTGGCGACACATGGCGACGAATATCGGGAACCCTGAGCAGGGTGAAGTCGATCTGCACGTCAAGGATAAGGACGGGAATATCACCAAGACCTACGTGCTCAAGG